TAATATGTGATTTATCTTATAAATTTATCAAATAAAAAAGGCCATGTCAAACATGGCCTATATTTTATCTTCTACGTCTTGTTTTGGGTCGTTGGTTTTTATACTTGTCGTAGTCTGATCCGTATAAAATTTTTCCAATCCAATCGAATAAAAAAAACATTCTACCTCCTTTCGTTAAACTTGTTTTGTTGAGTGTATTGGGAACATATCACAAGCTACAGTATCAATAACATCCCAAGTAATACCAATTGTACAATCATGTTTATGCTTACACATTTGCAATACTTCTCTTGCTTGTTCTTTAGTTAACCAATCACATTGATCAAGGACGTCCTCAGTAGACCATCCAACAGATATACGATCTTCATTTTCTACTAAATTAATATCAACACGATCTTCAAATGTAGCATCAATAGAATGCAATTCGTGGATATCATTATCAAAATGAACGAATATTTCTAAATCTTGATCGCACCATTTTAATTCTTTTATTAGGTCTTTAACTTTCATCACAGCTCCTTTCATGTTGATTATCTATTACAGCATCGTTGTGTAATTCTGTATTGCTCTCCTGATCTTTCAATTGAGAATACAAAGTAATCCCATAGTCATATCCCATTTTATAAAAATACATATTTTCATGGTATTCAGATCTATGCCCCTCTAAAATTGCATCAGCAACACCATCTTTAAAAGCTAACAAATCTTGATTAGTCATCATTAACCTCCTCAACCTCTATTTTGTAATCATAAGTATTAGGATGAGTTTGATGTTCATCCCAAATGTAATCTTCAAGTGCAATACGTTTTGCGTGTTTTTCGTTATGAGCATCAATGTAAAACTCATGCGTTTGGGTAACTTTTACATAATACTTAGTCATTTTCTCCCTCCATCAGTTCAAAAAGTTCATTTAATTTTCTACTAAATAAATTTATATCTTCGTCATCAGGATAAGTTTCTAATAAGCTTTCAAACATACTTTGGGCATCTCTGAACTTTGTCTTAATATCAATTAATGTTTCAGGTTTGTAACAATTATCAATGCAATACCATGCACCTTGTTCACTTGTTTCATATTCAAAAACTTTTTGTTTACAAGAATCACATTCAACCATTTGACAATCAGCACACATAAATCCTGAAACTTCTCCGTCATCAGCTGGAATACGATTGACGAACTTACCTGATCCAAAACTTGTATCTTCTTTGCAATCGATACAAAGATTGCCTAAGTCTTTAATCTCTTCCATGGTATTCCCTCCATTCTTCTACAGTTTCAAAAGATTCTCCATCTCCTATAGTGTCATAATCCATCCAACCATTTGAAGCATCCACACCTTTCATAAAAGCAAAATATTCTTCTTTGGTGTCAAACTGGTATTCTTCAATATTGTTTTCATCTCGGTCTGATCCCCAAGCTATCTTAACTTTAATTTTTTGGGTCATCATAGTCCTCCTCAGTCTGATACTCAATAAACTTAACTTTCATGCGATCGTTCTTATCTCTGTTGGGCATACCAAAATGCTCCCACAACTCGTCACACTCATCGCCATAAATATATCCCCATGTGTTTTTCATTCTTCTTCCTCCTCAACATTAACAACATCAAAACGTAAATCTCCAAAATTCCAGTCTGACAAATAGTTTGCCAACAGCTCTAATGATTTACCTCCCTCTCTACCATTGTAAACATTTGGGGCGTCTTTAAAAATTTCTTTTGCCATAACTTTAGCTTTTTCTTCAGCTTCTTCTAAAGAATTAGCTTTAGCTGTAAAATTACGATCAAGCCAAATATCAACGTCTAATTTAAAAGTATAGTCTTTCATACAATCTCCTATATAATGTGTATAAGAGTTATCGCATACTATTAATTTATTGTCAAATCAAAAAGTTTTTTCCAGTCAAAAGGGTATTGAAGTTGTAGGTATGGTTTGAGCTGAAGGCCTTTGCTTCTCAGCTCTACTGCATCTTTGCCTTGATACAAATATAAATCCTCACGGCCTCTAACCATAATCCAAGTTGAACCATGTCCATGCCGAGTTAACCAAGCCACCTGATTAGGAGAAAGCTTGACAACATTACCAACTGTAACTTTTAATTCTATAAAATGAAATTTACCTTTTGCGTCACAGACAAGTAAATCAGGTATGCCTAATGTCATCCAGTTTTCTATTCTTGTCAGGATTATATTATCAGGCAGTTTTTCTACTGCTCTTTTGATCTCCTGATAGAAGCCGTTTTCCTTCTTCGGCTGAGGCGGTGTCTTCGTGGTCAATAACTCCCTCAACTCTTTTTGGTTCATACGAATCTTTAATCTCCTTGAGAGCTTTTATTACTTCATCTTTAGACATACTGTCAATCGTGCCATGCCTAATCTCAGATTTATTAATATAGATATTACCTTGTGCTTGTCCTCTTCTATACTCAGCCTGAACAGCGGCTGAATAAGCACCATTCTCTAAAGCTCTATCTCTAATTGTCTGCAAATCTTTTAAATGTCGTTTGTAATTAACGCCATATTTTTCATCCAGTTCATCCCTATAAAGTTGTATTGCTTTAACAACATGAGGACAGATTTCAGGATTAGTCATTTCATAGGCTCTTGTATGAGCTGAAGAAACTGGAAAGCCCGCATTTATTGCAGCTTCTCTCATGGTTATCATACCATCATTAGAGACAAGTTCTTTAACAAACTTCTCTTGTTTACGAGAGAGCTTGCTATGTATGTCGACTTTTGGCCGACCTCTTCCTTTTTTCAAAGGTTTTAAAATACTCATATCTTATATATATAACAGAAATTATTTTTTTTCAAAAAACTTTTTAGGCTCTTATAAGGCCAAACTTGATTTAACAGTATGGTTACATATTTGTATATCAGTAATGTAACCATATATGTAACTGCTATAATCCTTATATATAAAGGGATACAGAGTAAAAGTTACATGGTTACACTAGTTACACCTATTTTTTAATAAAATTATTTTTTTTATTTTTCTGTCTATATATAAAGGTGTTTTTAATTTTTTGGAAATAAGTCTCTTTGCGAGGCGTGACTTGTGGATTTAGGATATGATGTTCCCAAACTCTCTTCGTAGTCCCCTTCCTTTTCAAGCTGACTTCTACATGGTGGTATCCAAACCAAATCTGTTCCAAACGACCTTTCATCTTCTTCAAAGCCTTTCCAAACAAACCAAGCATAGCTCGTAGCTGTGGACGCCGTTGCCGATAGCTTTCCTTTAAGGATTGGTACTCGCTCTGTAAACTGAGCCACAAAATCAGGATGTGTCTCTTTAAATAATCTTTCATATCTTCCTACACTTTCTAAAAACTGTGTTCTTGCAAAGATAGCAACACAGTATCTTGCTTGTTTTAATGCTTTTAATACAAATTCTTCAGCCAGGTTAAATGGTGGATTGGTTACAATATAATGATACTTCTGCTTTTCGTCTGTTTTAAGAAAATCAGCGATACGGTCTTGTCCATAATCATCTATGTCAGCTGAAACAACTGTATCAAAATATTCTTTTAATACTTTTGTCATGTGACCAGCTCCGCAAGCTGGTTCCAAACAATTGATATGTCCATATCGTCCAGTAAACTTATCAGGTATACGCCAATATTTTTTTAAAACTTTTTCAAACAACGCTCTTGTTGCCCAAGGCGGAGTAGGAAAGTAGTCTTTACTATCCTTATCCTCATGCCTTTGGCTCATAACAGCGTGTGTTTTATTTTGTACCATCAGGAATTATCCACTCTAAGTGATCCGTGTACCGTGCTTCAGGATACCTTTCTCTGATTTGTTCTGCTTCACAATCCCAACAAGTGTATTCAACATCACAGCTGGTGCATTCCTTATTAGGCTCATAGTCATCATTTTCGATAAGCTTATAATTGTAAATACGTTTATCATCTATGTAAAAAAGTTCATCTTCCATATCATCCCCTATAATGTGTTATGCGATATATCTTATACATATAATTAACTATGTCAAATAAAAAAGCTGCACAAAACGGAGGA